AATATTTTTTTTTAATTATTTTAAAAAAAAAAAAAAAAAAAATAAAGGTTCTATAATTAGAAATTTTACTATACTACCGCATATTATAACTCAAGTTGAGACAAGTTGAGTTCTTCATGAAATAAACTTAATATTTATATATCCCTAAACAGATATATGGAAACATATAAATTTCAGGTTCATATATGTGGGTGTGGTTACAAAACAAGCAACCCTGGAAGTGCTTCAAAACACAAGAAAGTTGATTGTGGGCATACAATGACTTCAACAACTCAGGAATTTGTCCTGAAAGAAGATCACTTGGCAGCCATCAAAGAAACATCTTCAAATGTATGTATTACCAATAGCACAATTCAAGGAGATGTGAATGTTATTGATACTCAAAATAATAACACAATCAACATCACACTACAAGTCCCTGATAAAACAGTCATTGCGTCCATTCAAGAAGCGGTGAAGAACCAGGATTGCATAGAGGAGCTGCGATGCGCCGACCCCCAGCAAATACCCGCAATATTGTTCAAGTATACACGTGGCACGAAAGCCGAACAAAGAGTGATCAAATACGATGCCGATAAGAATGTGGTCAAACATATCGACCCCGTCACCGGCAAGGAGGTTGTGAACAGTTGCTTGGAAAGCTTATGAAAGCTACGGGTCTCTTATAAAACCTCGATATAAAGAAGTGTCATTTGTATTATATCGACGCTCTATAGTTTATAACCATCTCCAATATCATAAAAGATATGAAACCATTTTGGGATTCTAGACATACGGAACTGTCAAGAAAGATACCTTGGCCGCAAAATGGTGTATCAACGCCCTCAATTTTAATTTGTCGCTCGTCAACAACACGTAAAATCTTGAGGATGCGAAAGATAAAGCTGAATCCATCGAAAGCCCAGAAATTGACGCTGAATAAATACGCAGACGGCGCACGGTATACTTACAACGCGTGTGTAGCGGCTGTCAACGACAAGACACACAAGTCGAATAAGTTTATCTTGCGCAATGCGTTCGTCACAGCGAAGAACAATGCGTTTTTCGAGGGCAAGCAGTGGGTTCTCGACACACCAAAAGCTATCAGGCAACAAGCGGTCTTCGAGGCCGTCAAGAACTTCAAATCGGCATTCTCGAACAAGCGGAATGGTAACATCGACCGGTTCAAAATGTCCTTCAAGACGCTGAAGAAGCAACGACAACAAGGATATGTCCTCGGTATCGAGAAAGCTGTGAAGTTCGAAGACGACGATGTCTCTACCAAATGTTCCGGGAAGCTGACGATTCTTTCAAAATCCATTGGCTCAATACGTTTTTTTGAGAAGCCACCGATCGCCAAGGTCCCAGTGGCCGAATGCGCCATCCAACGGGACGCGTTTGGGGACTTCTGGCTTCTTGTTCCAGTGTATAAGACTGTCAAATCAAGTAATTGTGGTCCCGTGGTGGCGATGGATCCTGGAGTCCGGACGCCACTCAGTTATTACAGTCCCGATGGGTCCTCGGGTTTCATCGGACTTGATATGAAGACGCGCATCGGCGTCATCAAGGGACGCGTTGCTACGGTGGACAGGCGTATATCCAAAGCGGACGATGTGTTGCGCAAGAAGCTGCTTTATCACCGACGCCAACTCTTCCGTAAATATACGCACGTGCGTGATGATTGCCATTGGAAAATCGTGAACGATGTCACGAACAATTATGAAGGTGTGATTCTCCCACATCTTCATACCAGCCGACTCTGCGGATCGTTGAAAGCCAAGACGAACCGCGAGATGTTCGGGATCAGTCACTTCATTCTCAAAACTCGCATGGAGATGAAATGCGAGGAAAAAGGGGTGATGTTTCAGTCGCCAACGGAAGAGTATACATCTAAGACGTGCGGAAATTGTGGTCTCATCAACGACACTCTCGGGTCGTCGGAGACGTTCAAATGTTCTTGCGGTCTTGTATGCCACAGAGACCTTCACGCCGCGCGAAACATCTATATCAAATGGCTGATCGAAACAGAGAGAGGCGCCCGGGCTTTGGAGGCCTTCGACTCTCTTTTGGCCAGTTGCGGCCATCTCGAGGAATCTTAAGGTTTCGAAGGATGCTTAGACTGCTGGAGTTTTGAGGTCTCGTACTTTAAAAGACCCGCAGCTTTGATGTAACGGAACATGTAGAATGCGACAACCATCTCCTCGGCAACGACTTTTATTATGCATATTCGTCAGCATCTGCTACAATTGCTCTTTGCTGAAACAAGTATATGATTTTCTGTTAGTTTCAAATGTAAATCGCACAAAATATCATTAAATGTGAGCAAAAAGTCGTACATTGTCAAATTCCGCGCAGTAATTTCAAAAAAAAATATTTTTAACGAATATAACAACAAAATGGCCCCTGCTCGTCGTGCAAAATCACCAAAACGTGCAAAATCTCCCAAAAGGGCAAAATCTCCCAAGAGGGCAAAATCTCCCAAAAGGGCAAAATCCCCTGCTCGGAGGGCCAAGTCTCCTCGTCGCAAGCATGCTAACAAGAAGCATTAAACCTTAAAATAAAATACAAAAAACAAAAAAAATTAATTTGAATTCACTTGTCATCTGAGTTCAAATAATATAAAAACCATTGTAAAATGCTACTCTCCAGGTACAGAGATGCCCTTGGCACTCCGCGAGTTGGATTTCATGCCGCAAGAATTCCTGGGCTCGATTATGCACTATGGGACACTGTGGGAACCCTTGTGATAACTCTGGTCTTAGTGTACTTCTTTGCAAAGGACAGGTCATGGCAGAACACTTTGCGGTGGGTTATCTTTGCTTTTGGTTTAGGGTTGTTCCTTCATATTCTGTTTGGAGTCCGGACAAAAATGACTCAATCTATCGTCAATGTTTAGCTATTTCAAAAAAAAATATTTAACGAATATAACAACAAATGGCCCCTGCTCGTGCAAAATCACCCAAGAGGGCAAAATCACCCAAGAGGGCAAAATCACCTCGCCGCGCGAAATCTCCTCGCCGCAAGCATGCTAACAAGAAGCATTAAACCTTCAAATAAAATACAAAACCCAAAAAAGAGTTATTGTCATTTTAGTGTTTTTGTCGATATACATTTATATCGACAAAACTTGTATGTATATGAAATGAATTTGGTTATGCAAATGACAATTTGCAAACATCCAGAGTGCAGGAAAAATGCTTTGTATAACATCAAAGGTTCCAAAGCCAGATGGCGTAAAACACACAAGACATTAGAAATGGTAAACGTCAAGCACAAGAAGTGCCCATGCGGAACGCGTCCGCATTTCAATTTTCCAGGAGAAACTGTTGGTATTTGTTGCGCTGAGTGCAAGAAGCCAGAGATGGTAAATGTCAAGGACAAACTATGCCCGTGCGGAACGCAACCGAGTTTCAATTTCCCTGGAGAAATCAAGAGGATTTGTTGCATCAAGTGCAAAAAGCCAAAGATGGTAAATGTCAAGGACAAGCTATGCACATGCGGAACTATACCAAGTTTCAATCTTCCCGAAGAAACCGTGGGGATTTGTTGCAAAGAGTGCAAGAAACCAGAGATGGTAAATGTGGTGAGCAAGAGATGTCCTGGATACAATGGTGAAAAGTGCCCAGGTGAATATCTTCTTGTTTCGGGATGTCAATATTGTCTGTCATGCGACCCTGATGACTCTCGGCGAGACAAATATAAGAAGTATGAAAACGCGTTCTTCAAGCACATTACTGGAAAGATTGATGTTAAACGCAGAGAATTTGTTGTAAGATATGACCCAAAAGAAACATCCAAGCAATTTGCGCGTCTGGATGGTATAATGTTTGGTGATGGTGTCATTGTGTGTCTGGAGGTCGATGAAAATGGTCACAATGAGTATATATGCGACGAGTCTCGAATGCACATGGTGACTGCTGAACTTCTTCGACAATATCCTAGTACTGATGTGTGTTGGATACGTGTGAACCCCACCACAAAACACAAGAATCCCTGGGGCATTGCTGCAAAACGAGTTCGTGCTGAGCGTTTTGATGCTGTGATTGATGCTGTGAACAATGTATTGAAGAATAAGACAACTAATGTTGTGTATATTGGATTTGATTAAATTGTTTGGTATTAGTACACAATGTCTGCACCAGAAATATTTTCACATGTCATCATTGGAGGCGGGGTTGCCGGTTTATATTGCAACATGCTATTAACAAAGAAGAAGAAAACATGCTTGGTACTTGAAAAGAATGAAGATGTATTTGGCAGGGTGAGAGAGCATGACTTTCATGGGGCAAGAATCAAGTGCGGGGCTGGCATCGCAGTTCCAAAAAATAAGAGCACTATGAGACTGCTCACAAGATTTAAGATGAGTACCAAGGTCCACAAGGGCTCTGAAATAGTGGACAAACGTCTTCCCTCTTTTGATATGAAGAATGCCGTGAAGCAAGTGAAGATTATGTACAAGAAAATGACCAAGAAGGACCTCGCTACGTTGACGTCGCGTGAGATTCTGTTCAAGTATTTTACAAAGGAGTTTACTGAGGAGTTCATCCATCATTCTGAGTTTCATGACTATCTTGATGGGTCGTTCGAGTATCTCTTTAAATATTACGACATCGATGATTTAGACAATGCTCCCTTTGGAAAGATCTATGTGAACTGGACGGAATTTGTGGAGAAACTGAAGCTTCCTAACATCAGAACTAATTACCCCGTCACCAAGGTAGAGAAAAGAGGTAAAATTTTTATTGTAAATGACGAGATACAAGCAAAGGAGGTGGTGTTTGCTGTTACCCTTAGTGCATTAAAGACTATACAGTGCATCGGGTTCTCTATGCCAGACTTCTCACAGTATATTGGGTCAGTTCCTTTTTGCCGAGTGTATGCCTATTACAAAGATGGGTATGACATGAAAGATGATTATGTCATGGTAGATGGCCCCATTGACAAGATTATAAAGATTAACAAGAATGTTCTTATGGCTTCGTATGCTGATGGGGATAATGCTTTTTTCTGGGCAGATGTTAAAAAACTTCCCATGCCAGAGAGACGCAGAATAGTCCGCGATGAACTCAAGAAAGTTGGCTACGCCTTTGGTCTGCCAGATGATGTCTTCAGTTCTTTTTTTAAGGATGGTGACCATTTTGTACGACCATACAAAGGTTCATTTGATAAACTTCTGGACAAACTTTCTAAACCAGTTAAGGGAGTTACAATTATCGGAGAAATGTTGAGCAAAAAAAATGGTTACGTTGATGGAGCATTGATGAGTGTTGAAAGAGCATTTAATTAAAATCGTTTGTTATAGTATATACCAATGGATGCAAATAGCAATTGGAATGATGTGTGCGCTTTGTACAATTCTACTCGCGATGGGGGCGTGTCGCACACCGGGACCATCATGGTGGTTCGAGGCAAATTTAGAGGTCTGGGT